GTTCAATTAATTCGTCTGGAATATTTTCTAAATCTATAAGATCTTCTAAACGAAAAAAGCTTAAAGTGTTTATATCTTTAGTATTACAGGTTAACCACTGATAATATTTTTCAGTTAGTGATATTAAAACAGAATCACCATTAGAAGTTAATCTTAACCAATAAGGAAAAAGTTCTCGTATATTTAACGGGTAATTACAAGAAGTAGTTAAATCTACTGTTGGAGCGTAAAAAGAAGCTACCGGTTGTGCTAATGATTTAAATTGAGCTCTTGGCTCGGTATCAAAAATAGAAAGGTCTCGATTTGTATCGTATTCTTTGTTTTGTTTATTTTTATTGAAGAATAATAGTATCATTTATATTATGCTCCGGTTACTGTTGCCGAAACATTAACTAAAAATTCATTTTTTATTGTTATTAAATCTGTGTATTTTGGTTTTGCTGTCACGGTGATGTATGTACCAGCTGATAAAACATTACCGTTAATAGCAACACTACCTATAGAATAATCAACAGATCCTAAATTACCAAAACTATTAATTATTGCTCCGGTTGAAGTGTTGCGTGCCACTAAATATCCTTCAGTGCTGTTTATCTTTTGGTCCACCAAATTTATCGTTATTCCTTTGTAACTAAAAGAAGTAGAAGACACAACTTCTCCTGCTGTGGAAGGATCATTTAATTGATTTTTAAAGTATAGTGCTTTATCAGAACCAGAACCTTTTACCACCAATAATAGACTAGCAGAACTCATATCTACTCGTCTTACGCTGGAATAATTATCGGTTATTAGGTTTTTTATATCGGTTAGTACTACTGAATTATTAAAAATTAAAGTGGTATTATAATTATCTTCTATTAATTTTTTGATACCCGCTAATTCTGCAGTACTTGCTCCAGTTGCAACAACAGACAACTGTGCTGTAATTGTTTGTGGTTGAACGTATTCTGGAAGAACGGTAACCACTGATTTATTTTTTAAGAAAGCTATGCTCTTCTTGACAGAAGCAGTATTTGTTGTTAACGTGGTATCTGCATATGAAATAAACACTCTTCCAAATGCTGGGGGATCTGCTTCTTCGCCACCCCAAACATTTACTTGCTCGGATTGTGTTATTGAGGATGGTAGAATATTTGAAGAAAATAATAAACCATAATAATCATCTTTAGTTACTGCACGATCGTTTGCTGCAAACATTTTGGGAGCAAAGAATTTTACAAGATCTAAATCTACACCATCAGTGCCACCAGCAGATTTGCTTGTTGATGATGCAGTAACTTTGCTATTTTTGATTGAAGTTATATTATTGGCAACGGTTCCAGATGGCACCATGTAAGAAACAGTAACCACGTCATTTTCTGCAATTTGTTTACCAAAAGTTGCTTGATAATCGTTTAAAGTTTTTTTACCAAATATTATATAAAAACCAGAAGAAGTTCTGTCTAAGAAATAAACTTCACTGTCTGGTCCCGGATTAGCTTGAAATGCACTATACTGTGTCCATGCAGTTCCATTAACTTTCACGGTCAATGTGTTTAAATCTATGTTTGTATTACCTAAAAATCCTTTTTGATCTGCGATATCAACCACTATTTGTAAATTATTAGCAACCGTCCTGCCTTCGTATAGTACAATATCAGTATTTGCTCCGGACGCCAAGCTGTAATTTTGTATTGGATAGAATCTATAAGAAGCACCCGATGTACTTAAAGCAGTGAAAAAATCAGTGTAAGCGATTAGAGTATCGGTTGTAGATACAGACTTAACTGTCATTTCTGTTTTAGAAGCAGATTTACCGGTAACAAGATAGCCTAAAGGTTTTACTAATGAAACTATATTATTTTCTATCTGAGCAGTATCTAAGAAAGTTTCATTACCAATCATATTACTGTAGAACGAGTAGTATAAAGTATTGTAAGACAAAATATCCAACAATACGTTAATACCAGCTCCATCAAAGTCGTATCCTTCAAAAGTAAGAGTACCATCAGCGTTCTTTAAACCACTTAAATAAGTCTTTAAAGACGTTTTAATACTGTCAAAGTCTAAAGATGAGATGTTTATTTTAGGATTAGCCATTACTTGTCGTTACCTACTGTTAGAGTAATACTTTTTGTTATTGATTGATCATAGACGGGAGAATATGTTATTTCTATATTCCAATAACCCAAATTAGAATCTGTAATATTTATGCTTTGAACAAGAGCTCTAGGTTCGTGTAATCCTATAGCAGCCGTCAGTTCTTTTTCTTTTAGTCTTGTACGTAAAGGAGATAATTGATTAAAAACTAAATCATAAGCGTTTCCACCAAAAGTAAAATCAAAGAATCGTTCTCCTTTGGTTGTTAATATTATATTTTTAATAGATTGGCCTATTGCAGCAATATCCAATTTATAATTGATATCGTTGGTTATTTCGTTTTTAGTTAGATATAGGTCTATGTCTGTGTATTTTGCCATTTTATGCTACTCCATCTCGCATAAGATAGAGATACATGGAATGTTTCTGTGCTGTTAAGATTCTTTGTATTTTATAAATCATCCAACGCCCACCAAAATTAAAGTAATCTACATTTACCATTCTTCCTGGTCTAGCGTTAAAATTACCGTGAACAAGAATTTTAATTCTTTGAGTATTCATTAATGCGGTTTGTGCTTTTCTAAGAAGTGGTGTTTTTGGTGGAGTGTTCCAGAATGTAGCCGCAGTTTTTGAATATTCTTTATAGTATTGAAAATATGGACCAATTAAACTACCGTTTCCACAATCTACTGTATTATCTAAAACTTCACTAGAATCTGGTGGGAATGGCGATTCACCAAACAATTTTCGTTTGTCATAATTGTAATAGTATTTTTTATCTGATGTAGCAACCAACTGTTCAGTATTACCGGCATCACCACCACTGTCAGTATCAATTTTAACTTCAATATAAGGTCTCCAAGCCGCATCAACATCACCAACATCAGTAAATTTTTGTTCAGTAGGACTATCACAATTTGTACAATTATAGTCCGCATGAGGATTACCGTAATCTATTCCAATCCAATCACTGTTTAATTTTTGTTTAATTAATAAACATTCGCTTGTTCCATTTTTTAATTCGGCTAGATAAGTATCGGTTGGTTCTGCACCAGAAGGTTGTAATTGTGCAACTTTATCCGGACATGTGCAGTACGGTTGATCTTTTGGGCAGTTTATATTAGAAACTGGCCCATATGGACTCATACAAGCATATTCATTATTTGTATAAAAAGAATTTATTCCTTTCTTATACGGAGGATACGAGTATTCATCGCTTGTTGTGTTGTATGGAAATTGAGACATTTTTATTATATATTTAATGTTTAACAATCGGCGCACAAACCGTCATGGCCATTTTCTACATCAAACAAGTATAGATTATCTACCGGAATTGCTTGTTTTTCTGTTACTAAATTATTTTTTGGTAAAGTAATTCCTTTTATTCCTGTTAGTGTTTCTTTTGGTATCCTATACATCTGTACTATTCGGCCACCAAAATAAAAATCATCAGTAAAGGGTTGGGTTCCATCGTCGTCAAATGCAGGTGGACAATCACCAGTTAGAACTCTAAATTTACCTACTGGCATCATTGCAAAATTATTTGGATAGGATGATAACGAAGTTTTATCACCTGTTACTCCTAAACCATCACTAATGCCCGGATTCATCATTAATGTCCAAGGACCGGTATTACCACCATATAATTCAAAATCATCGGGAATTCTAGAGTTTAAAATTTCATTTAAATTATAAGCTCTGGTGTCTGGAAATTCTTCTAGGTTTGGTTCTGGTGGTGCCATTCCTTGTGCGGCACCTTGGGGTCTGATGAAAACAAATGGAAAACTTTTATCTTCAAACTCTATTATTTGATAAAATGGATCGGATAATATGCTTGCAGCTTGATCTCTAGGCCAAAATTCTATTTCGGTCCATGTATATTTGAACACACCACTGGAATCCTTTTCTATATCTTCAGTTGATTCTACTGTTTCTTGTGCTGCTTCATCTATTGTATCAACTGTAATTGTTCCGCCATTACTTCCGTAAATTTTTTCTGCACCAGTTAATACGGCAAAGAATGTCTCAGGAACTGGTCTCACACAACAAACACTATTTTTATAAACTTCCCATTTTTTCTTTAATCTTTTTTCTTCTGCATATAATTGACGAGATTCAACTAAAGGCCATTTAATCTCTTTATAAATTTTTCTTAACCAAGTACCAGGCAATTCACAAAAATCAAACTGAGCTCTCCAATATTTAACTTCCATTCTTTCTGCTTCTACGGCAAAAGAAGGATCGTCTGAATATGAATTGTATCCATTATAATAATTCCACCAAGGAGGATCTTTTCTATTATATGCTTCAGAATAATAACCATAATTGGTATCAGTGATATGATAAGTACTACTTAAATATCCTGGATAGTCTTTGACTGGATTTTTTGATATTTTTTTCCACTCTTGACCATCATCTTTATATTCATATTTAAACAAAAAATTACTCAATTCCCCGTTGGTATCAATAAAATTACTGTAAATATCCCCCCAATTTGGTTTGGTTCGTAAATATTCACTAAAAATTGCACCACTAGCCAAAAGATTTGGTGGAACAACAGCATTAATAACTTCAAAAGAAACTATAGCGTTGGCTGCGTTTTCATCTAATACTGGGCTAAAAGATAAATGAGGATATTTGTTTTCTTCGTATTCTTCAATTAAACTTTCAATGCATCTAAAATTCCAATTATATAAATCTTCCCAAAAGAAGAAATTAACTGCTTTTGGGTTTTTAGCATAACAAGCGTACTCGCAGACATAATTCATTATTTGAGAAAATTTAGAAACATTAGCAGATTTAGAAAACGGATAAAAAAACGGATCGTGTTTATACCAAATAGCATTGAATGTTGGATCTGCTTTTAATTCTTTAAAATATCCTGATCCGGTATCTGGCTGTGCTTTTGCCATTATATCCTGCACAAATCCATCCATTATTTCATCGGATGGTGGTAAATCAACACCTTCAATAAATTCTTCTTTATCTTGCCCAGTTTGTGATATTTTACCAATAAAGTCTTGCACGTATGCAGTGCTGAAATTTTGATATAAAAATACTTTGGAAGCAAAACGAACAATAATTTTAACTGGCTTTCCTTCTGGTCCTGTTAATCGCTTTGAAGCTAGATCTGTAAGTACTTGAATATCCACAATATCAAATTCAAAAGTTTCTGTTTCATTTGCTGAAATATTGTGTGAAATTCTTACAACATTATCAAAACTTAATTGATTAGCGTAAGAAAGATTAGGACTAGGATCCACAAACTCTATAGAACCAAAAATAGACTCAGCAAACATGTCTTCATCTATTGTAATTTGTTGAAATAATACCTGTTCATTATCAAACGTTGCATTTCTTGGAAATATCTCTAAATCACCAATCGTGACTTTTAAACCAATAATGTTAGGAAATGGTATGTTCGGTTCGCTCATAATTCACTTATTTTAATTTTATTATCTGTATTACTTTTTAATAAATTTGCCACTGCAGTTTGTAAGTTATTAACGCCGGTTTGGCTTAATTGCTTAATCTGTGTTTTATTGTAAAGATCAATATCTAAAAGTTCTTTTCTCAAAGTTATAAATTCATCGTTATCGTTTCCTTGTTGATAACCTGTAATATACGTATTTTGCCAGTTATTATCCGAACCAATATTTAATATTTGACCAGCTTGTTGTATGTATTTTGTTGAATCCAAATACTTTTGAATGCCAAGTAATTGATTTTGAATTGTTCTTATTTGAACGTATTTGTTTTGATCCGAATCGTATCTCCAAACAGAAACTATAGTGCCTGAAGGATCATCAAATGATACTGGAAGTGTGTCTGGGAATTGATAAGTTTTTACAAATATTCTTTTGTATTCACTATCAACAGTTTCAACCACTCCCAAATATTTTTTATTTGTGTCTGTTCCTCTTAATATAATATGGTCATAACCAGAATCTATTTGAGAAAAAGAACCACTAAGACCTAATGGAATGACTTTTTCTAGGGTTTGACCAGCACATGCAGCATCACCGTATTTTAATATATTACCCCAAACAACTAGTTGTTTGTTCGTATTAATACCAGCAGAATGGTATCGTCCTGCTGAAACTGCAGTGTATGTTCCTGTAGGAATGTTTAACTGGCCGTCTGCAGTTGCTCCCCAAGCGTATGCAGTACCATTAGAATGCACAGCAAGGGCGTGATTATAAGTGGCAGACACCATGGTGATACCAGTAACGCCTGCTGGAACAACTAGTTGTTGATACGTATTTGAACCCCAAGCAGTAACGCCGTAGTTTGCGCCTAAAATACCAACACAGAATCCAGCACCACAATCAGCATCGTAAAAAGTTACTCCTGCTGGCGCAGATGTATCAAAATCTACAAGAGTTCCGTTTTCTTTTATTCCTACACCACCAGATAAATCACTGGTCCATGCGGTTTTAACTATTCCGGTTGCACCAGAAGCAGCCACTGTGAAATCATCACACTCATCACCAAAACAATACATGGAACCGTCTCTGATGGCAACAATTCTGTCACCGGATGCGTCAATATAAGAGTAATTTCCTGTTTTAGATTTGTATAGTTCTCCAAACTTATTAAAAGAACCAGTGTACTCATCAGTAGATGGTAGATATATTCCAGCCAATCCTATATCTTTACCCCAAGCATAAATGTAACCTCTAGAGTCTAAGCAAGAACTAAAATAATTACCATTGGATATTTGAGTAATATTTGGTTGTTGATTAAATGTGTCTGGGATTATGGATTGACCGTATTGCGGAGAACCGCACGAAGGCTCGGATGTCACGCCTCCAGCACCATAACACTTAATACTAAACGGACCAGTGCCTGTTTCGTAGATTAATATGTCGCCAGCCGAAATATTGTCAAGGTTAGTTCCAGTATATCCCTTTAAAAAATCACCAGTAAATCCGGTGGAACCAGCTGCTGGGATAAAATCAGAGATGTTAGCAAACTGATACACCCAACCATCGTATTCCAATTCTATTTGAGAATTGTAACTTTCTTGTGTTTGCGCCCAGTCACGTAACGGATTTTTTATACCGTTAACTAAAAATAAAGACCAATAGTACTGAGGATCATTATATAAACGATAAGAAACCTGATCAGCACGTTCGCCTGGTTGTGCCTGAGTTGTAAGAATTGCTCCCGGACGGTCAAACACCAAATTTACAGATTTAAAAATATTGGTAACTTCGTAAGTTCCGCCTTCGAATCCATACTGTATTTTAGGAAAAAATTGAAACATTATGTCCACTCTCCTGATGGTGGTCCAATTCTTCCATTAGTCTTGGTGAATCGTTCTGCTCTGTTTATTAATTCGAATTGCCCATCGCCAGCTTGCATTGCTGGTTCTAGTTCAACAAACAATAATTTTATATTTAATGCTATTGGTCTATAATTTGGTGTGGTAAATGGTGTATTTAAAATTGGTGATCTGTTTATATCAACTTGTTTTAATACTGAAGTTAATGGTGTTCCATCCCAATAGTCTGGAAAAAATCCAGCTTTAGTAGAAGTTGCCTCAAAATACCAAATATACGGATGTTGCATAGTTAAAAGTGATTCAGTATTTGCTATAGGAAAGCAGTTATTTTGAAATATTAATGCTATAGTATTTGCTACTTTTGCTTGTGCTTCGTTTTTAGCAACCATGTTTATTTCAAAACTGTGAGTTCGTCTAGCACCTGGCTCTAAAATAGTTTCAAAATGATCGAATCTAATAACAGAACCGCCACTAAAAAAACTGCTAGCAAGTTCTTTTGTTGCTGTTATTTGTTGACCAAGAGTTCCTAACAGATTGCCGGTTTCCACTGATTGAACATTTAAACTACCACCAGCAGTATACGTTTGACTGTTGCTGGTATTCATTTGTCTGGGATAAGGGATACTAACAGTAAGCCACGGATTTGCTTTTATGCTTGTTCTGGTTCTTTTTATATTAAAAGTAGACCAGCTAGCAGCATAAAAAGTCATCCAAATAGGAATTTCGTTTTCGTACTCATCTCCTGGTGGTGGAAATTGGTAATAAAATTCGTTTGTTGCCATATGTGTTATAAATATATATTGGAATTTACATGGCATATAAAACTAAATATGAACCAAAAAACCCACAAAAGTATGTTGGCAATTACGCCAACATAGTGTGTCGTTCTAATTGGGAACGTAAGTTTTGCAAGTATTTGGATGAAAATAATAATGTTGTGCGATGGTCCAGCGAAGAAATAAAAATTCCATATCTGTCTACAATAGACAGACAGATACACCAGTATTACCCAGATTTTGTGTTTGAAGCATTAAAAGATGAACAAGTTGAAACTTTCATGGTGGAAATAAAACCTAAAAAGCAAACAATACAGCCAGCTCCCAGAAAGAACAAAAGAGCGTATCTAAATGAATGCATCACATACGAAACCAACACATGTAAATGGAAAGCAGCAAACGCGTACTGTAAAGATAAAGGGTGGACTTTTAAAATATTAACAGAAGAAAACCTATTTAAAGGCTAAAATGGCATATCCAGACAACAACGACGTAAATTCACTGATTGGTTTTTTTCAGGGAGTATCCGGATTTCAACGATCAAACAGATTCAAGGTGGTTATTACAGTTCCACAAGAAATAATTGACAAAAATGGTATTTATGGGCTTCCTATAGTAAACAATAACCAAATATCTTTATTTGCAACAACAGTGCAAATTCCACAACAAGTAATCACGTACTTTCCTGATACCATGTCTCCTTCTGGAGCTGAAATTGATATTCCTCTAAAAAGAGGATTTGATGAAAGATTTATAATAGACTTTATAGTAGATTCTAAATGGCAAGCCAGAAGATTTTTTGAAGCTTGGATGAATATCATGTTTATTAACGATACCACATCTTCCTTTAAAAATTCAATTGTAGTAAATTATCAAAATAATATTAGCAGTACTGTTGATATTTACGCCCTGGACCAAAACGGAAACACTAATAGACAAATAACATTGTACCAAGCGTGGCCAAGCACACTACTTCCAACTCAAATGATGAATGATGCTCCTAACGATTATTTAACTTTAAGTGTGGATATGAACTATAGATACTATAGAGCGTTTGACGCAAAAGGTGCGTTTGAAACTTAATTATTC